TTTGGTGCATTGCCGTAATGGTAGCGGAGCTGATTGCTAATCAGTCCGGCAGAAATGCCGTATAGGTTCGATTCCTGTATGCACCGCTATGAAACCGTATTCCGCCGGCGGAGGAGGTTTCAGAATTTGGAGTTGCCGGAATGGGTAGACGGATAAAATAGTAAAGGAATGGGGTAGGCGCGAGGTAGGTGTGAGGACAAGCCACAGAAACAGCCGTAATCCTACCGCCCCAATAAACTACTGAAAATCATAACTATTGTACCGAGTATCAACTGAGAAAGGTGTGGCTAACAGTAGCATAGTTCCATAATGGGTTCAAATCCCATTACTCCAAAGCCGTCCTGACTTCGGACGTTAAACTAGTTGGGGTTAGAGAGATTACCCGAGAGATAATTCCTATTGGCATACCCGGTGGTTAGGGTGTATCGCAGCAAACCATAGCGAGTGTACGGAGATACTTAATCAAGTCCGCCGGTTACTTACTGCCGTAGTGAACACCGGTTAATCTGAAAGTAGCGAGGAACGGCATTAGCAAAATCAGAGAGTTGCCTTGGGGCGAGGTAACATGTGTATGGTTAGTCAAGCGGTTAAGACTCCGGGGGAAGCAGAATAATCGTAAACATTAAAAGCGATACCACCGGCGACATTGGTTCAAATCCAATACCATACTTTGTTTTGGCGGTATCCGAAACACAATAGTCTTAATGAGTGGAGAGATTGAAAATGTCACAACAGGAGCAGTATTCGAGAGCATGGGAGTTAATTGATAAAATGAGCAAGTTCCATTGCACTGTCAAAGAGCGTAACGAAATGCAAGAGATTATCGAATTACTCCTTACTGACGGAACATTGGCAGATAGTGACAGAGAGAAGTTCACTTATTGGAAAGGCAGATATGCTCTTGATATTGGCACAATCGTTCATACTGTGCAATCCAAAATCTTAGAGCAGAAAGCAATTATTGAGATTGCAAATAGGCGCATTTCCGAGTTAGAGAAGCAGTTGGAAATCTAGGTCTATCAGCATAAGAAACCAAATAACGAATGTTGCGCTAACAGCAGAGAAAGAAAAATGCGTGATGAATACCTATCTCAGAAAGGAGATTTATTTATCATGCAGAAAACTTACACAATCTACAAAGCAACGAATGTTATCACAGGAAAGTCCTACATAGGGCAGACAGTCCACACAGCCAAACGGAGATTTCAATGGCACAAATACAAAGCATATAAGAAAGTGGACGAAACACCGTTACACAAGGCAATCGTACAGTATGGAGCAGAGAATTTCATAGTCGAAACGCTCGATACTGACATTCCTAAAGAGAGAGTTGACGAGTGCGAAAGATATTGGATTGAGAGATTTAACACACTTATTCCGAATGGGTACAATGTTCAACTCGGTGGGAGAAAATCTTATGAGGTTGCTCCTATCAGATATGACGGTGGCAGATACGGATATTCTTCACACGGACAAGTGGTTATGTGTGATTTGAATACAGAGAATGAAATAATGGTGTTCAACGGCGTTATGGATGCTGAGAGATATTTGAGAGCAAATGGATATGAGAAAGCGAATCATTGGCCTATCACAAAATGCTGTCAAGGAAAGCAGAAATACGCATACGGACACAAATGGAAATTCCGTAAGGAGGAATAGAAAAATGCTTGCAAAATGCATAGGTTTTTTATTTAAGACACTTACAGTTGTCGCAGTAATGTTCGGTGGCTCGTTCTTACTGATATTCTTGTTTACCAAAATGATTATTACGGCACTTGGAATGAACCCTGACGCAGTAATGCAGATTGCAATAGCGGTCTGGTTACTTGCGTGGGGGATTAAGATAACAAAATCCTTTATGGGTTTTGAATGGCTCTTTGGAAACAAAACAGAGAAGTAAATAAGTGGGTGGTGGTCGGATTGCGATTACCACTCATTTTTTATGCGGAGGAACACATCTTGGGAAAAGTTACAGATTTAAAACGTTGTATTCACTACAGCAACGATATGAAAATATGCGATTGCGGATTTGGGGATTGTGGAACAGAGGGAAAATACAATTATGCCGCCGAATGCGGAACTGCAATGTTCAAATCAATAGAACAATGCTTAAAGGAGAATGGATTATATGACAGAATCAACAAAGCAATCACTACAACTCAGCCTTAGTCTGTTGCGAACAACTTGCATTGATAATGGTGTGAGCATTGCTGTTGATAAGCAGACAGGGGCATTAAATTTCTTTGACACCAAAACCTATCTCCAAGAGAAAAGGTTTGATGGAATAAAAGTTGAAATTCAAAATTTAGTCGAATGAGGAGGGTAGATATGAGAGAGCATTTGCAAGTACAGACCAAAACAGAAGTTATTTTGGCAGATTACTATGTAGTAAGGGTAATCAATGAAACCAATAGCAAGAAAACGGTTATCAGAGAGGTAGAGTTTCCTTTTGAACCTACAGCACCGCAGATTGCAGAGGTAATTCTGAATACAAAAGGTGCAAGTTTCGCCTCTGTTGAACACAATTACAGAGTAGAAACACCAATGCCCTTTTAGGGAATACACGGAGAGGAAGTGAAGAACAGTGAATGAAACAACAGCGGTACACGGAAGAAAAGTCAGAGAAAGGATATTGGATGCGATTATCTCATACATAGAGGAGCATGGCTATCCTCCGACAGTCCGTGAAATATCGGATATGGTTGGATTGAAAAGCACTTCATCCACTCAGTCACATTTAATTCGCATGAAAGCAGATGGGATGATAGAAACGGATGCACCGGAGTTCTCGACAAGAGCTATAAGGGTTCCAGGATATAAATTTGTAAAAGAGGAAAACAGATAATGGATAAATATTTGAGCGTAATCACAAACTTTGGATGCCACGGCAAATGTCCGTACTGCATCGTGAGAGAAAATGGCATAAATGTTCCGAAATCAACAATAAGTGGGCTTGATAACTTGGAACAAGCGATAAAAGACACAGGAGCTACGATTGTTTCTGTATCAGGTGGCGGAGATCCTTTGCATGGATATGAAACTAATATGATTGTTCCAATGTATCTCGGCATGGTTATGGGTATTTGCATGAAAACCAAAGTTCCACTTGAAATGCACACGAGTTATCTTAAATCAGACTTTCCGTACTACGCTTGCAAAAGAGTAGTGTATCATCTTCATACTCTGGATGATTTATTAAAAGTGAAGCGATACGGAGAAGAAATTGTGAGAGTTGTATATGTAGCAACCCAAGATTTGGCACAAGATGATATAACATGGATTCAAAAGACTGTACAACACTCAGATCAGATAGATGAACTAAGTTTTAGGCAAATGGTAGATGGGAATTATCAAACGACCGACTATAATGCTGACTTTCTCAAAGCCGGACATGAAAAAGGTTTGTGGCACTACATTGAGCAGAAAGATTATAACATCTATTATGCTGAGAACAAAATATACACGAAGTTCTCGGAGATTGGAGCTGATGATTGAAGTAACGAAAACGACAGTTAGAAAATACAATGTTTACGATTGTGCAAAATGGGAAGTAACCATTGGGGAAACTTTATCTTTCAGAGAGGAACATGGTATTAGGAACAGAGGACTTGATAAGTGCTTTATATGCGGGTACAAATTCGGCTATGACGAAAAACCGTTTCTTGGACTTGTTAAGAACCATGCAAACCAATTTATATGTGTGAAATGCGCTGAGAAAGTTAATCCAGACAGAGTAAGGAGTGAGAATGAATAACCATGAGAAAATTATATAATTTGTGGCTTAAACATAAGACAAAGAATTTCACAAAGATACCGCTATTCACTATGGTATTCAATTATCAGAAATTCAAAGAGAACGGCAAGGATAAGAGTTGTGTTATGTATGCGTTGCATCCAGACATTTCAACGGATGAATTTCTGAAAAGCAAACTGCAAGAGTGCGTAGATTACATCAGAGATAATTATGATATGGAGAGGTTTACGGAGATATGAATAAGTGGAAAATTCTTGGAGTGATAATAGTATTCATAATTTCATTCTGCGCTATGGCGGCAGATGCATTGAAAGACTTATTTGACAATAATCCTGATGGAAAGGAGAAATAACCAATGCGAGAGTGTTGTGGAACTTGCAATTTTAACAAAAGAGATTTTTCCAAGCCTCAGAATGAGGGATATGCAGAGTTCTGTTGTGGCAATGAGGAATCTGACGAATACGGAGTACCGACAATGTATGATGATGTATGCGATTGTTGGGAAGAAAAGGAATGAATGGAAAGGGGAGAACATCGGTATGACGGAAACACAGAAGAGAGCATTTGAATTACAAAAAGAAATTGAGAACGCTTGCATACAACATGGCTTCAATATGACAATCCTTGGAGATGGCATAGGTTTTGTGGATCCTAAAGAGAACAAAATCGTGATGATTTGGAGACCACAGTACAAGCCCGATATTCCGTCCTTGCTGCCAATGGAATTGCACAGTCCGGCACAATATAAACCGGAAACACAGAAACCGTCTGGCGGCAATATGTCGGCATTTATCTATGGAAATCCGAAAGGTGGAGGACGGTTCGCAGGAAATCGCAAGAAGCATACCATCAGAGGAATGAAAAAGAGGTAGTACAATGGGAAAGAATAACAAACTGATAAATCAGTTGAACGAAATTGCGAGAAGAAATCGCTCTCAGAATGTTGCAGCGGCAGCAGATCAGATGGTTCCACAGATATATGCAGCTATCGCCATTGCCTTACATCGAACATACGGATTCGGACATAAAAGAATAAATGATATTTTTGTGGAATCACAGCATATATGGGAGAGTTATTCCGGGGATGCAACGGGTATGGTAAAACAATGCGAGAAAGAAACAGGAGTTATTGTTTGTAGTCCAGAAGAGGCACAGAGGTTATTAGGAGAACAGTAAAACCATATCAAAACTTTTAATTTTATCATCCGAAAGGAACGAAACGCATTAAAATATCGGTTTGACCGATAACATAATGCGATTTCGTTCTTTTTTCTTTATAATGATGGTGTCTTGGTATAGGCGTTGGTGGATTATCCTTTTCATAACACGGAGCAACGAAAGAGCTGTTCCGTGTTTAAGCCCGGATAGCTCAATCGGTAGAGCAACTTCCCTGTAAGAAGTAGGTTGTGGGTTCGACCCCCACTCTTGGCTTTGATTGAAGTTTACTTTTTTATCCTCCATTAAAAGGCGGCGAAAGCCGCCGACATAGTGCGATGGCGCAGTTTGGTAGCGCATCTGCCTGATACGCAGAGGGTCATGGGTTCAAATCCCATTCGCACAATTACAGAAACAGAAAGGAGCAGCTATGGCGGAAACAGAAAACGTGTACTGCCCTGTATGTAAAGCACGGGCAAACCGTGAAAAACTTCTTTTCAAGAAAACACCCGGCACATCGGGGACTATCCTGATAAACTGTCGTGGGTGTAAAGAAGTAATCAAAATAGAATTAAGCAAAGAGCCTTTGAGCCGGTTAAGTGATAAATAGACTTAATCGGCTTTTGCTTTTATTCGGAAAGGGGAAACTTCATGTATGCAAGCAATCGCCCAACTCTCGGCAGACGAATGTTAATGACCGATGAGAGAGAAATCACAAGAGACAATATCATATCGGTTGTTTCAAAAGCATTTATGGAGCATCAGGAGAATGTGGCGCAGGAAGTTTTTCTCTTCGAGTACGAAAAAGGAAATCAGCCTATCCTCAATCGTGAAAAGAAAATCAGACCGGATTTGAACGCTACAGTCGTAGAGAACAATGCTTCAAAGATTGTGGATGTACACCTGGGCTATTGTTTTTCTAATCCCATTACTTTCGTGCAGAGAGCAAAGATAGAACCTACGAAAAAACAAAAGAAAGCCTTATTCGGATTTTTGAAGAAAAAGAATGAGGACAATGAAGAAAATCTGGATGATTTGAAAATTGCTATGCTCAACAAAATGATGCAGGAGCAAAGTAAGGCAGCAAAAGATATAGCTCTTGGAAGAAATCTTTTCATTTGTGGTGTTGGCTATCAGATGATGCTGCCAAACAGAAACCAGAATAGATACTCTCCATTTGAGCTATTAGTTCCAAGTCCTCTCACAACCTTTGTGGTATATTCAAACGATGCCTACAGAGAACCAATGCTTGGATGCACTTATTCCATTCACGATGATGGAACAATTACACTGACGGCTTATTCAAAGAATTTTTGCTATACAATCGAGCATCAGTTAAATACGACTGATTATCATTTGGTAGAGAATATAACTCCGAACCCGCTTAGAAGAATACCGGTCGTAGAGTTTGCTTTGAATGACCGCATGGGTATTTTTGAAAAGGTTATACCTCTCATGGATGCGATGAACCTTGTAGATTCAGACCGCATCAATGACATATTACAGCACGTTCAGAGTTTATTGTGGATGCATAATTGCCAAGTGAACGAAGAGGGGAAGAAAAACCTTGTCGATGGCGATGGCGTTATTATGACAAAAAGCTCCGGCGATGGGAAAGAAGCGAAGATTACTTACCTCAATCAGACTTTGAATGAGAGCGAAGTACAGAAACTTGTGGATCATCTTAATTCACAGTTAGAGCAGATTACCTCAACTCCATCTTGGCAGGAAGCAAGCGGCGGTTCTACAACCGGTGCAATGCAATTATCGAATGGATGGCAGTGTTTAGAGATTTCTGCAAAGACGGTAGAACAGCTCTTCACAGAGCCGGAAATGCAAATTATCGACTTGGCTATCGAGATTATTAAGACAGATAAGAGACCGTATGACGGCCTAAAAGATATTGAGACTGCAGATGTTGAGATTCGATTCTGCCGCACAAAGACCTACGATTTGGTATCAAAGACAAATTCTCTTGTTGCGTTGCTAAATGCCGGAGTAGACGGACTTACATCATTCAACACTGTCGGATTATTCACAGATCCACAGCAAGCGTGGGTTGATAGTAAACCGATTATTGAGGGCATACAGAAAAAACTCGCCGCAAAGGAAGAAAAGCCACAGCAACCTAATCCTAATGCCTATAAGGACGAAGAGGGAAACGGCGGGGAGAATAACGAGGAAAAGGATAAGAGCGAAGAATCTATACAGCCTAGCAAGGCTGCAATGGTAGAAGAATAGGCGGTGTGAGTATGTATAATCCGGTGGATTACTTTGACGAAATGAATATTCTCAAAGAAGATAAGCTCCGCCGGATTAAGACCGCAAAAGAGTTTATCAATGCGCTTGTAGATTTATTCTCAGCACAGTTCCTTAATCTTCTTTCCGGGACTTTTCTTTATGAAAAGACGAGTGCTGATTATGAAAACGAACTCATGGATTTATATTTTGCCATGATACCGGAATATCAGTACGAAACAGAAGTTAGGGAAAAGGCATACAGATTTGCACATTACATCCAAGAAGCCACGGAAAGAGCGGTTTCAAATGCCAATGGAAATGATAACTACAAAATGTCTCGAATGACCGGCGGCAGGATGCAAGAAGAGGATGTTCCTAAAAGTGTCAAAAGAATGTTTGCAGAGACCAGGGCAACAGAGATAGCCTTGAATGAAACAAATTGGATATATAATTGGATAAATCATCAAAACCTTGTTGAAAGCGAACAAGCTACTCACACATGGGTAAGCATGAGGGACGAGAATGTGAGGGTTAGCCATTGGGAGGCTGACAGTCAAACGGTCCCGATAAATGAGCCTTTCATCGTCAACGGTTACAAAATGATGTTTCCGCTTGATGATAGTATGGGCGCACCGGTAGAAGAGATTATTAACTGTCGATGCGTTGAATTATAAAACATAGGAGGTAAAACCAATGGCTTGTGGTGGAAAGAAAACAGCGTGCACAAAGAAAGCGGACAGCAAGAAATCAGCGGCACCTAAAAAGAGTACCGCAAAAAAGGCAACCAAAAAGAAATAGTAATTGAATATAGTTAGAGCCTGTGAGCCGGATGTGATATGAAATCGCACCCGGCTCTTTTTCGGTTATAGAGGGAAGATTCCCTTTTACATAACGGGTTAGAGAAAACCCTAATCAAACGCATACAACTATTGTCTTGCAGAGACGCAAGTAAAAAAACGCAGAAATTCATACGGAGAGAACCGTTCAAACGCAGGAGGTCAATTATGGCAGATGTAAACAGTACAGCAACTCAGAATCAAACACAGCAGCAACCCCAGACGGCACCGCAGAATCAGCCTACACAGGCAACCGGTACACAGCAGCAGCCTCAGAAAGAGACACACGAGGAAAATAACTCTGGCGCAGAAATCACTATTGAGAGTCTTATGGCGCAGCTTGCACAGGAAAAAGCGGCGAACGCTAAGTTGAAGTCGGACAACGACAAATTATGCACGTCTGAGGGAAATCTTCGCAAGCAGCTTAGAGCAAAGCAGACAGCCGAGGAACAGGAAGCGGAAGCAAAAGCAGAGCAGCAGGCGCAGAGAGAAGCCTATGTAAAGGATCTGGAGAAGTTCAAGGCGGTAACGGAATCATCAGAGCGTTACTTAGGAATGGGTATGCCTGCAGAAATGGCAAAGGCAACGGCAACAGCAGAGTACGAGGGAAATATGGATGTTGTTACCGGGAACATTACTAAATTCATGGCTGAGAGAGATAAACAGAAAGAGTCTGAAATCCGTGCTCAGTATTTAGCGCAGATGCCTACACCGCAGTCTGGCAACATGGCCCAGGTTGACTACACGGCACAGATAAAACAGGCAATGGACGCCGGAGATTCGCAATCTGCGGTACTTGCAATATTACAACAGGCGGCAGCGAACAACAATGCCACCTAAACCTATAAGGAGGTATGAATCATGGCAACAGGAACAGCAACATCATTTGCTCTCCCTAATTTCAGCGGAATGTTATTCGCAAAGGGTCAGCAGGCAACACCGTTCTCTACGATGATTGGTGCAAGACCTCTCGTAACCAATCATGTAGAGTTCACTTGCGGACAGGAATTTAACACAGAAACAGGCGAACAGCCGGAGATTTCTGAAACAGCTTCCCTTACCGCACCACAGCCGGAAATCGTGAAGAGAAGTCAGCTTACTAATGTGACTCAGATCTTCCAGAAAACTGTATCTATCAGTTACGGCAAGCAGAGCAACATGGGTACATTACAGGGTATCAATGTTGCCGGTCAGCAGGCAAATCCTATGGACGAGCTTGCGTTCCAGGTATCTCGTAGAATGGCTAAGATTGCACAGGATATTGAGTACACATTCCTCAATGGTGCATATCAGAAAGCAACCAACGATGCCGAGGCGAACAAAACAAGAGGTCTCTTGACCGCTATCACAACAAACGTTCTCGACTTAGCAGGCAAGCCTCTTACATATTGGCTTGTAGCAGAGGGCTTGAAGTGTATTCACGATCAGGGTGCAAGAACAGACAACATCGTTCTCGGTGTTGATGCGACCACATTGTTACAGCTCAACCTTGATGCTCAGAAGAACAACCTTACAATCGTTCCTCTTGGAAGAGAGGTAAACGGTATCAAATTACAGACTGTAGTAACCCCTCTTGGAGAAGTTGCAGTCGCATTATTTGATACTCTTCCTGCCGGAACAGCTACATTGTTTGATCCGTCCATCATGGCACCGGTTCATCAGATGGTACCTGGCAAGGGTAATTTCTTCTTAGAGCAGCTTTCTAAGGTGGGTGCCGGAGAAACTTATCAGATCTTCGGTCAGATTGGTTTAGACCACGGCCCTGAATGGATGAGTGCTAAGTTCACGAATGTTTCTACTGATCTCCCTAGTGAGTTGACAGTAGCAAGCACAAGCGGATTAGGTGCGTAATCGGAGGTATCTATTATGGCAAATTATGAAGTAATCAAGCGCTTCGTGGATTTGCAGGACAATAATCATCTTTACGAAGTCGGGGATGCATTTCCCCGACAGGGTAAAGTGGTTACGGATGAAAGACTTTCCGAATTGTCTGGACCGGACAACAAACAACATACTCCTTTGATTAAAGAGGTTGTTGAGGACGATGCTAGTGCAAATACCACTCCACCTGTGAACGATGATGAAGTTCCGGGTGTTAAGAAGTACACAGAAGAGGAACTCGGCGAAATGAAAGTTCCGCAGATCAGAGAGATTGCAAAGGAACTTGGTTTCAAAATCGGTTCTACAAGCAAAGAGGAAATCATAGCAGAGTTTCTTGAAAAACAGGCTTAAAGAAAGTGGGGACGGAGTATGGACGCTAAATTGTTAAAAGTCATTCTTGACGATGATACACTCACTGACGAACAGATTGCCGTTCTCCTTACAAAAGCTCAGAGATTGGCTGTAAATCAACATTTTTGGGCGGACGATGATGAGCCTACCGAAAAAGAGTTGGAAAGATTCTACAAACGATATGAGTTTGAAATCTATGATTTGGCGAAAGCTATCAATTCCGATGATGCAAGGGACGGATTGGTTTCCCATACAGAACTTGGAATAACTCGAAATTGGGGCACATCAAGCAAGAAAGGTGTAGAGGATGCGTTGTCGAAAATACCGCCAAAAACCTATGTTGGTCTATTAAGGAGGGATGCCAATGCGGAAACTGAGACTTAAAGACCTCAGAATAAACCAAGTTCCATTTTATTACCAAACCTATGAGGGCGAGGTAGACGAAGTGGACGAGGATGGCAACCTTACCGGAGAAAGCATACCGAAGTATTCCAATCCGATTCGGGGTCTCGCAAGAGTAAGTCCGAACTCTGGAAATGCCGAGGATTCTCCTTTTGGAAAAGATATTGTCTATGACAAAACTATCTCGACAGTCAAAAATCTGCCGATTGATGAATACACAAAGCTCTTTATTGATGTAGTTCCCGTTCTCAATGAGGATGGTTCTACTGATACCGAACCTGACTACAAATGCGTGTGCCCTAAAAACGATTTGCAACAGAATCTATGGGCGATAAGGAAGATAAAGGGGGCAGAAATGTGTCAGACACAATCCACATTAACCCATTCGACCCAGACAGCATAGACGAAGCCATAAAAGAGTTGGAAAGGCGAAAAAAACGCATACACAAATGTGCGACCGAACTCGTCCGAATACTCACAGAACTCGGTGTTGAAAAAGCACAGGAGTTGGTTCCGATAGATACCGGGGCAGCGAGAGATTCCATTGTAGGCTACATGGATGAAACAGAGGGTGTAGGTATTATCATTGCCGGAGGTCATTGCAAATATATAGAGTTTGGTACAGGCGTTAAGGGTAGGGATAGTTCCCACCCGAGTGAAGAGTATCTGGCTGCTATGAAATGGGCGTACAATTCCGGCGCAACAATCTTTACTACAAAAGATGGCAGAGAGGGTTGGTATTATCCGGCTGATGATGGCACATGGCGTTTCACAGAGGGTATGCCGTCAAGACCGTTTATGTACGAAACAGCTCAATACCTGAGAAAAGAAGCAAATAGATTGGCAAGCGAGGTATTTAAGGATGGTTAAGGATAATTTCAATCAGTATTACAACGACCTCCTGAATGACTTGCTGAGTAAATACAGCGGCTTGAAAGGGGGAACGGTGTTCAAAGAAACACCATCATCATTCCCTTATATGTACTTTAAGCAGATAGGGGGAGATGGAGCATTATCCACACTTTCAAATACTGAGGATGGAATCAATCTTGCTTTGGAAATCAAGTTCTATTCCAACAAGTCCGCCTCAGAAACGCGGAAAATAGCAAACTCCGCACGAGAATACATGGTAGGAATTGGATTCCATTGCGATTACTTTTCCCCTGTGGAGAATATTAGCGATAGTTCAATCTCACAGTTCCTTACAAGATTCTCAAAACTTGAAACATGATTAACTCCATCGGATAGGGTCGCTCCCGAAAAGCACTCGCCTGGTGTCTGCCGATGGTTTTAATAAATCAAGGCTTTACCTCTTAGGCAAAGGAAAACATAAGGAGGTAGAACGAAGATGGCTAAATGTACGAATGTAACATTTCTTATGCACAAAGGACAGGGCGAAGAGGCTTTCAAGAAGCTGATTGATATTACTGAATATCCTGACCTTGGCGGAGAAAAAGAAAAGTTAGATGTTACCACTCTTTCTGACAAAAAGAAGAGAACCATTAACGGTATTGAAGATACCGGGGACCTCGCTTTCAAAGCGTGGTACGAAAAAGCAGATTATGAAAAACTTCTCGCTCTGCAGGAATCTGGTTCCGTTGACGCTTATCAGTTGTGGTTTGGCGAAGATGGCAAGGATGGTGTTTGGGAATGGTCTGGTGTTATGGCGGTTTACCCTAACAGCGGCAGCTCAAACAATGCAAGAGAGATGTCATTCTCCATCACTGATGAGGGCGAAGAGGCTTTACATTATGTAAAGAACCCTAGTGCAGTAGGCGGAGCCTAAGTAGAACAATTAAGCAGCAAGGCAAGGGAGAAATAGAAGTCTCCCTTGCCATAAACAATAGGACAATTTAACGAAAGGACGGTTAATAAGTATGATTTTACAGACAGCGAATGGACCTAAAGAGATTAAAGTAGCAGATTTAGACTTTACCAATCTGATGTGTGATTTGGAAGATCACGATGTAGATGTAATGGGGCTCCTGGATGATGAAACCAGAGAGAATATGAAGATTTTTAAGACAATCAGAGCGATTATCGCAGTTCTTACCGGGACAAAAGACCTTACAGAAGCCGGCAAGACATTGAGCGAGCATCTTAAATACGGCGGTTCCATGGACGAGGTTATGGGTGCTTTTACGGAGGCAATGAAAACCGCGGGTTTTGGAGAGGAAGCCGAGGAAGTTCCGAAGAACAACGGAAAGAAAACCAAGGCGGCAGCAGAGTAGAGGAAATAGATCTCAGTCAATACAAAAGTTTTACTGAGATTATCAATAAAGTTTGGCTTCCGAACGCTCTCTTGTATGGCGTTTCGTATGAAACTTTTTGGAGATTAAATCCCAAGAAACTAGAGCCATTCCAAATAAAGAGAGAGAAAGAAGCAAAAGAGCAGGCCACAGCTATAGATACATTGGCGTGGACCGTTGGCTCGTATGTCGTGGATGCCATGGCAATATTCCTTGGCAAAAATGCTCCGGCATACCCAAGCCAACCAAGAAGCATGAACAGCACAGACAATGCGCCACCGGGAGAAAAAATGACGGATGGTGCAAGATTCGCTGCTTTTGCCGCGGAACACAATAAGCAGATGAGACAGCGAAGAAAAAATTAGCTGATTACATGGGGATAGGTTGACGAGCCGAAAAGCGCAAGTCCGGCGCAGTTCCCCATGTTTTCTTATATTCGGACAAAAACAATACCACCCACGGACAGGGTTATGTGAAGTGAGGTGGCAAAATGCCTGATAACAAAGTCGATAGCATTTTATTGGAAATAGGTGCCACTACTGATAAGGCAGACGGTGGTATTGATAAGGTTACAAAAGCTCTTACCTCAATGAAGAAAATCACTGAGGGAATAGATACAGAAAAATTAAAACAGATAGTTGGTGCTATGAAAGGGTTCTCTGGAATGGGAGAAGAACTCAAAAATGCCGGTGCCGGTATGAGAGGCATAGCATCATCTATTAAATCCTTGTCTGGGGTTGATACTGCAAAATTAAACGAAGTGGCGGCTGTAGTAAAGGAAGTCGGCACTGCTCTTGGCAATCTCGGTTCAAACAACAAGGTAAGTATCAGAATTGATTCTGAGGGCACACAGCGAAGCGTGAAGCCTTTAGATGGCGGACAACAGGCGGCAACAGCCACTCAAAGCGTCGCCACGGCGGCAGGACAAGCACAGGCGGCTATGGATGGAGCGGCTGCATCCGCAAGCAGATTGGCACAGGAAGAAAATCGACTTGGCACAGCCGGTCAGAGTGCGGCATCCGGTCAATCAACACTTAATAACAATCTCAATCAAACAAACACAAATACCGCTAATGCTCGTATTCAGAAACTTATTGACTCTATCAATAAGTACAAAGAAACAATCAGGAGCATGGAGAGTGGCAAGAAAAAGTTTGATACCAAACAGTATGAGGAAGCTGTTAATGGTCTCAGAAAGGCACAGGAACAGTTTAAGGAGTTCAAAGAAACCGTATCTGAGTCTCCTAAAAACATGGACGATATTGCAAATTCTATTAAGTCCATCGGAGATGCGGCACAGAAATGCGGACTAGGAACATTTGCCTCATTTCTACAGAACATAGCAGCAATACTTCCTAGTATCGAGATAGGAGGCATGGCTGCAAATGCAGGATTCCAACAAATGGCTGTTGGGCTTCAAGCAGTACAGGCGGCAATTCCGATTATCGGAATCATCCTTACACTTATTACTACGATCATCAATGTAGTTAATCAAGTGGTAACATCCGTAAAAAATGCGGTGCAAAAAGTGATTGCCACTATTAAAACTGTGGTAAACAAAATTCGTGCCGGAATTACCGCTATTATCAATAAATTCAAAGAATTAAAGAAGAAAGTCAGGGAAGCCTTTGGTTTTTCAGAGAAAAAATCAGGGGAATTTGCAAAGAAACTCGGCTCCATTATACGACTTGGAACATTCATGCTCCTGCGTTCAATGTTCACGCATTTGTTTGAATTGGTAAAAAATGGGTTCGACAATCTCGTTGTTTACTCAAAGAGAATTGGCAGTGAGTTCCACAAGAATGTCAATTTGCTCTACAACGACATTCGCCAACTCGGAGCTTCAATAGCGACTGCATTTGAACCAATTTTGAATGTAGTTACGCCAATCCTGGATTATCTCATTCAGAAACTTATTGCAGCTACAAATGCTTTGGCACAGTTCTTCTCAGCATTAACGGGAAAGAAATTCTATACCAAAGCGATCAAACAGAATAAAGACTATGCAGAGTCTCTTGATAGTGCAGCAAAAGCGGCTAAAAACCTTACCACTGGTATAGACGAGCTTAATATTCTCAATGACGATAACGGCGGCGGTAGCGGCAATGACGATGTTGACGGCAGTGGATTTGAGGAAGAGGAAATTGCAGGCAAGTACAAAGACCTCGCAGACATGATAAAGAAAGCGTGGGAGGATGCTGATTTCTACGACATTGGAAGAATGTTCGGGGAAAAACTCAAAGAAGCTCTTGAAAACATCCAATGGGACGAAATCAAGAAAACACTGCGTAAAATTGCGAAGTGCATTGCCACTTTCCTTAATGGTTTTCTTGAAACGCCGGGGCTATTTACAGTTATCGGTCAGACAATCGCACAAGGAATTAACTCAGCATTTGAATTTGTGGATTCCTTTGTAGAAAACTTCCATTGGGAAAGTCTTGGAAAAGCTATTACAGACGCAATCAAAGGCGCGTTGGAAACACTTGATTGGCCTTTGATTTATAAAGCAATCAGGGGAATCGGAAAGGGAATGGCTGATTTCCTTAGTACGATGTTCCAGGATAAAAAAACATGGGAATTAGTAGGAACTTCCCTTTCAAATGCCATTAACTCAATAATATGGGGAGCACAGGAGTTTGTCACAAACTTTGATTTTTCAGCTTTTGGAACTGCGGTTGCAAGCGGAATAGGCAATGCTCTCACAGGCATTAGTTGGGTTGGCATAGGTTATACACTCAGCACGGGCATTAACGGAGCGTTCCAAGCACTATTATCGTTCGCAGAAACATTCCCTTGGACTGAGCTTGCGTTGAAAATTGCAATGGGAGTCAACTCGGCCCTTGGAAATCTTGATTGGACCACTATCAAGAGTGGTGTTACAGCATTTGCCAAAGGCTTAGGTTCTAATCTCAATATGGCGATTACGCAGATAGATTGGGCTGCCGTAGGCAAAACTATCGCAGAATGTATCAATACCATATTCTCGGGTGCTAAATCGTTCCTGAATCAGATTGATTTTAAGAAGATTGGTAGCGACTTGGCGACTGCGATAAATAAAGCTGTAAAGACCATTGATTGGAAGAACGCCGGGGGCACAATCAATTCCTTAATCACAGGCGTATGTACATTGATAAATACCCTTATTGATGAAGTGGATTGGTATTCTCTTATGGGTGGCGTTACACAGGCCATGGCAGAGATAGATTGGGACACCCTTTTGGCAACAGTATTCAGAGTGTTTGCGGCTAAGTGGACTTTCAAAAAGATATTCAAGACAGTTTCGTTCACAACCATCGGAATCAGTATTATCGGTGGCATAAAAGACGGAATCGACAAGGCGTTTAGCAGCATAGGAACGTGGATATACGACCATCTCACAAAACCTTGGTTCGACAAGATCAAGGAAGCTTTTGGAATCAAAGGAGAGAAGAGCGAGAAGATGGATAGTGTCGGTCGGAACTGTATCTCTGGTTTCCTACAGGGAATAACAACCGCATGGTTGCCGACTCCGCTCAAAATATGGAAGTTGTTTGGCGATTTAGTCGCATTGATAAAGGAGAAACTAGGAATCCATAGCCCATCTACTGTGTTCGATGAAATCGGAAAGAATGTTGTTTCCGGGTTCATCAACGGAATTGCGGGTAAGTTTACAGATTGCAAAAACAAGATTCTTGAATGGGCTGACAAGGTAAAGGATTGGTTCTCAGGAACAAGTTTCGGAAAGATATGCAAAAACACATGGGAGACCTACGGGCAGAATATTATTACCGGTTTCAAAGATAAAATCGGTAATACATACACAAGCGTAAAAGATAATGTGACTACTTGGGCCTCAAAGGTTAAAGAGTGGTTCAATGGTTCTTCCGGTGGAGGCGTAAACAGTACAACATGGACCTCATATGCGAATGAAATTATTACCGGATTTAAGACCAAGATCGGCAACAGTTATACACAGACCAAAGACAATATATCTACTTGGGCGAATAAAGTCCATGAGTGGTACACAGGTAGCGGATTTGGAAAGGTAAACAGTACATCTTGGCAGACCTACGCAAACAACATTATTACAGGGTTTAAGGACAAGATTGGAAATACCTATACTACGACCAAGGATAACATTACCACTTGGGCTAGTAGCGTAAGAGATTGGTTCTCGGGTACATCATTCGGAAACATCAACAATGGAACATGGACCTCATACGCAGGAAACATTATTACAGGCTTCAAGAATAAGATAAGCGGCTCTTATACAGAGACAAAAGATGGAATAACCACATGGGCCTCAAATCTTAAAACTTGGTTCACTGATAATGGTTACGGCGGTATTAACAACGGAAAGTGGAATACCTACGCTGGCAATATTATTACCGGATTTAAGAACAAAATCGGAAGCAGTTATACAGAATGTAAGAGCAATATGGAAACCTGGGCTTCCAATGTAAAGACCTGGTTCACAAATACCTGTTCATACAGTAAGTGGTATGACATTGCATCTGATGTTGTTAGTGGTTTCAAGAACGGTATCGGAAATCTATACACAACCTGTAAGAACAATATCGAATCATGGGGCAGCAGTATCATTGATTGGTTCAAAGAAAAACTAGATATAAACTCTCCGTCACGAGTATTCAAACAGATGGGTGCTTATTCGGTAGAGGGGTATAATCTCGGAGTGGAAAAAGAGGGTGCGAAAACAAAAGGAATAGTTTCCTCTTGGACTGATTCGTTCACAGATATGGATATAAGCCTTGGAACACGGCTTAAAATCAACGACAGCGCATTAAGAGATTACCAGAATAACTATGGCACAGAGTTTACAAACGAAGCAATCGTACAACGTGTTACAAAAGAGGTTTCCACAAAGGGAGCAATACAAACAACCCTTAATTCTTCCGGTGGACTGAGAGAAGCTATCAAAGAGGCTTTGGATGATCTCGGAATAACATCCGCAGTAAATGAGATCTCAAAGAATACAAAGACGCAGGCAGACAAGAAAGAACAGACGATTGTTGAAATCGGAGGAAAGACAATTACGGATGCGGTAACCACACAGCGTAGCGCAAATGGTTACAGTTTCCAAGGAGCGTAAAGGAGGGATAAGGAATGGCTTATATATCAGTTAATGGTTATGACTTTCCCCCTCCAAAGCGCGGGGCAAAGCCAACTGTATCAACAATGGTAGATGCCGGAAGAAATGCCAACGGAACGGTTGTAGGGCAGAGAGTTGGACGAGATCAATACAAGCTCGATACTCTGGAATGGCCGTGGCTGACAGCAGCAGAATGGAGCCGGATGCTCACAGTGTTAAGTGCATTTTTCGTGTATGTCACTTTCCCAGATCCGGTCACTATGAAAAAAATCACGATAAAGATGTACCCGGGCGATAGAACGGCAGAACCTTATTGGATAGATTCTGACGGAAACCCTATTACCTATCAAAGTTGTAAAGTAAACCTTATTGATTGTGGAGAGTGATGGTGTATGCAGAAAGTATCAAATGAATACAAGGCAAGCATGAAAAGCTCTCTTAGAGAGCGGTCATACATGATGATTTCCTTTGGCTTGGTAAATCAGGAAGCGCAGGCCAATGCAACCATTATGGGGAACAATTTTGCCTACTATTCAAAGCAGACGGGAATGTTCGGTCAGCGAAAAGATAACACAGTATATGCCACTCTCGAACAAGATTTCACAAAAGTAGATGGCTCTATGTACTTTCTCCCAAGGGAGAATACATCGGGCAATTATTACGACACCGGTTTGATAAGCAAGCCTCTAATTCCAGAAAGTGGATATGAGCTGCTTATCGAACTGAATGTTGTAGCCACGGATATAAAAGGTCTGACTATCAATTTTGGCGAGATTTACCCTACTCATTTTGATATTTTGACAAGCAGCGGTCAGAGAATAGAGATTACCGATAACGATAAGTCGGAATTTAGTACAGAACAGGTATTAGAGAATACCACATACATTAAATTCATCTTCTATAAGATGAAAAATCCATATTCAAGGTTACGAATATACTCCATTCAGCTAGGATATGGTCTCGTTTATTATAACGAGGACATTATGGACTCAAAATTAGACAGTTATATATCCCCTATTTGTGAGGATGTTCCACAGATAGATTTCATGGTTAAGTTGCAGAACTACGATCAGTATTTCAATGTTGATAATCCTAACTCTGCAATTAACTTCTTGGAAACAGGACAGGAGATGTATGTTTGGTACGGCTATCAATTACCGAACTCAGATATGGTCGAATGGATAAGAGCTGCGAAATTGCAGTGTAGCGCATGGGAAAGCGACGATTACTCAGCTACAATCAGATGCCAAGACCTTTTCAGAAACATGGACGAGGAATACTACAAGGGCTGTTATGTCCCGGCGGGCATTACATATTATCATGCAGCCGAATTGGTATTCCAGGATGCCGGTATCACAGAATATTACATCGACCCATATCTAAAGAAATCAAAGACAAAGAACCCTATACCGAGGGTTAAACATAAAGAGGCATTACAAATCATTGCCAATGCCTGCAGATGTGTTCTGTCTCAGAATAGATACGGCAGACCACAGATAAAATCATCGTTTGCACCGGAATACGACATTACCTGTAATGGAGAAACAGAGTATTCCCATGTGCGAAATATCAAGAGTGAAGTGGCAAAACAAGAATATGCTTCATTCTCTCATAATTACACAACAGTAACAGCGGATATGTATTATCTTCCTGAGAATCAAAGCAAGGCAGATAAGTACACAGGATATATCTCATTACAGCAGTCCGGGAAAGATTGTTTGTTTGAACAAAATCCGATCATATACATTACGCAAGAAACAGCCTGTATGTATTACGGATTGCAGTTAATGTTTGGTTCTGCATTACCGGATGGAATCATATTCAGAACATTCAATGATGGGAAAAAGGTTGATGAATACGAAGTCAATTCTGATATAACAAAGAAATTGATTGTCCGCCATGACTTTGATGATTTCGACTTAATGGAAATTGAGTTCACAAAGACAAAAGAACCGTTCAACAGGATAGTTGTAGATTACTTCTCATTTGGCGATATAACGGACTTTACAATGGAAAGGCAGGATATGACCTCTTCTCCGAAATCAATCAAACAGGAGCTTGTTAAGGCGGTCAGAGTGCCATGTTATTCATACCAGAAAGGAACGATTGAAGAAACCCTTATCAGTGAAGAGACCGAAGCGGCCCAAGGAGATATTCAGACATATTTCCTCGGAGATCCTACTTATGATTGCAGAGCTACTTTCAACGGTTCTGCGTCAAATGTAAGCATTATCGACCACGGAGATTATTATGTAACAGTTAAGTTTCTGATTACTGGCAAATACCAGTTTGAAATCATAGGTCACAGATATAACATAGTCGAACAATTTGCGGTTAAAACGCTCAATAGCAGAGGAAAGACTATTACATGGAAAAATCCTCTGGTAAGCGATATGGAGACTGCAAATCATTTGGCAGATTGGCTTGGAGATTACTACAATGCCGGTATTGAGTACGAATACAACACCCGCGGAAATCCAGAGATTGATGCAAACGATATTGTATATCAGGAAAACGCATATCGTCCCGGCTTAAAGGTAAATATCTACCGCCATGTTGTGAACTTCTCACAGAGTTTATCTGGAAAGGTAGTTGCCCGTAGGGTATCAGAAAAATAATCAAAGAAAGGAAGAGGGAAATGAATGGCTATTAAATCCGTAAAGGCTATCGTAAATGGGGTTACAACTACCCTGGCCTACGATAGCGCAAGTAAAACTTACAAGGCAACACTTACAGCCCCGGCAAAGTCCTCATACAATCAGACAGACCATTACTACGGCGTGCAGATTATCGCAACTGACGAAGCCGGGAACAGTACAACAGTTAATCAGTCTGATGCAACCCTTGGGAGCAAATTGAGACTTACCGTAAAGGAGAAAACAGCACCGGTTATTACGATCTCATCTCCTACGGCATCACAATTGCTTACAAGCAATCAGCCGACTATTGCATTTACAGTCACGGACGATGATTCCGGCGTGAACCCAGATACTATCAAATTGCTCATTGACGGCACGGAAGTGTCTGGCATTACAAAAACCAAAACATCATCCGGTTACTCATGCAGTTACAAGCCTGATACCGCATTGGCAGATGGTTCTCACACTATAGTTGTAAGAGCGTCAGATTATGATGAAAATGCAGCTACACAGAAGAGTGTTTCATTCAAGATTGATACTGTTCCACCCGAGTTATCCGTTACAACTCCTGTTGATAAGCTCATTACGAACAAATCAACAGTTACAGTTGCCGGAACGACAAACGATGCCACATCAAGTCCTGTTACTCTTACCATCAATGGGGTTGAGACTACAGTTTACGATGATGGTACATTCTCAAAGGACATTACCCTTGAAGATGGTTCAAATACCATTACTATTGTAGCGACAGACGGAGCAGGAAGAACAACTACCGTCACTCGAACAGTAACCCTTGATACCAAGGCACCGGTTATCTCAGATGTTTCATTGGCACCAAACCCGGCAGATGTCGGGGCTACCTATGTAATCTCTGTTTCAGTAACAGATTAGGCGGTGCAATATGGCAGCTAGCATATTGATTAAAGACGTGTCGATAAGCCCAAATCCGGTTCAAACAAATGGAAAATATACAATTTCCGTATCGGTTGAGGAAATGAAAGGATTTGCGCTTGTCGGCGGATATGTTGGCTCCTATGTCAATATATCGGATAAGGAAATTCCTGATAAATTACCATTGGCATACGTTGGAAATTATACCAAGGGATAGGAGGGAGAAAGATGGCAGATATAGAAAAAGTCACAGGTACACTCGATGATGAAGAACTGAATTTCTCACACACTATCGGAACAACCTATAAGGCAACGGCAAGTATTGATGGTTCAGAACAGGATCATGTGGCAGTGGTAACAGCTATCGACTCTGCCGGGAATAGTGCTACAGAAACCATGATTATATCTATTTCCGGTTCATGGACTACACCTAAGACAGATTGGTACGGTTACACAGATGATGATGGCATTTATCATGGAGACCGTTTCAATACGGAAGATTTTAACCGCATCAAAAACAATCTCGCTTACCTTAGAGAAATAGCGGTCGCAATGTATCAGGAGTTTTCCATAAATGATCTTGGAGACGATAGGAGCAAAGAACAGTATTTTTATGCGGATGAGATAAATCAGTTAGAGGACAATATCAAAATCATAGCGGACAACACATTCAAACCTGATATTGGGGAGAACCCGTTGTACACAGCGAATGGAAAGATATTCGATTATAACGAACTCAACCGTATCGAAAGCCTTATTTTAGAGTTATTCAATCAGTTATTAAACCAATACAGAGGTCGGCAGATGCTTGCCTTTAATCTTGGTATAAGGAGGGAGGCGTTCTAAGTGGCGTGGGAACGATTAAAAACAGATTATAAAGATGCCGTGTGGTCCGGCCTACGGAAGTTTGTCCCTATTGATAATGGAGATGGAAGCTATTCCTACAAGGATGTGACACAGTACACGGTATATGACGAATCGTTTTTCGGTGCGTATGATGCAAACCGTATCAACACGGCTGTAAATGCTATTATGGCTGCTTTGGAAAACGGAACGGACTTGTATGAGGTGTTCACGGAATTTTTCGAGACGCAGAAAATAGAGTTCAACAGACAGGCAAATTTGGATCTCGATTCGTTCAATATCTTTCTTGACAATCTGCAAGCTACGGCAAATGCGGATGTGGTGCAGTTAAAAAAGAACTACACGGCAGAAATGACAGCGTTTGAGAACAATCAGGAAACATTGTTCAATCAGTGGTTTGCAATGATTAAAGATCAGTTGTCGGCTGATGCTGCCGGTAAATTGCAGAATGAAATCAATGATGTTGAGGTTCATATCAGAAATCTCGCCGTCAAGATACATTTCAGTGATACGGTCGGCACTGCGGCTGCGATTACTGTACAAAATGTAACATCTGGTAACAAGTATGTTGTTACAGATTTTACTCAGCCTTTATATCTTACAGAGGCCGGCGAGTATGTTATTAGCATTGCGAATGACAACTATATGGTTGTTCCAAAAACATTCTCTATTAGCAATGCAGATCTTATGACACATAAGACTTTCCGAATCATGGACGGCAATGGATTGGCGTTCGTAGATGGTTTCGTGGGAGCCTATGTAAATAAATAACGGAGGTAAACAAAATGAGAGATTTTCCCAAGAGACTTGCCACAGCAGAGGACATTAGAAACTGTAAAGCTCTGGTAGACGATGGCGTGTTTGAAGCAAAAGAATTGTTAGATGCCATCGAAGAGCTTGAAAACACAAATTATCTTCATTGCCCTATTCTCGCAGTAGGAGAAGATAAGAAAACAGTTACAGTCAAGTATTGCCCCGAAGCACAGGCAGGAACAAAGGCGATTGTTGGAAACAAAACAGTAACAATCACAAATGTAGCACATGAAGAGGGCGAACCGGATGAGAACACCGGAGAAAAGCAGTTGGAAACAACTATCATCTCCACATCCGCAATGGTATCTACTGACGCAGTAGAAATCGCAGTTACCGCACCTTACACCATTTACGATAGCCTCGGCATGACAGCCGAAGAGCTTGAACAGATTAAGGAGGAATTGGCTAATGAGTAAATTCTACGGTTATGACGAGGCAATGGAGAACGATATTGCAAAGATAACCACTCCAAAGCTCGCCCTTATGTCCGATGTGGTCGCATCGGAGAAAAGATTTATCCGTGTCGAGGACGGTGCCCTTACCGTTATCGCCGGGGTTCTGATTGCGGTAGGCAATTCTGTTTTTAAGACAGAAAAAACTACTCTTTCAGCAAGCAACCTTGATGGAACAGCAACACAGTTTGAAGTCGGAAAAGATTACTGCATTTATATCTGTGATCCTACAGGCGGCGATGCAACAAACTTTGCATCCGAACAGTATCGTATCTCCCTTAATACGACTTATCCTAATGGTTTCACGGCTCTGACTTCGAGAAAGATTGGCGGATTCCACTACGGAGTAGTCAGAAATGTAAGTAGTGTCGGTATTCCTATCAGTGCATCCGGCACAGAGATGGGAAGCGGATGGGAGAGCAATGTAACAGAGGGAATCGTACCTAACTCTGTATGGACTCTTCTCCACAGACCTACTTGTGACCCTACAGGAATGGTTTATATCGGACCTTTCTGGGGAGACATTTATCTTTCATCCGACAACGGAGCCAGTGGTTTGCAGAGCAAAAAGGGTGTTGTGCCAATCACTGGAACCGAGGGATTGAATTGGTATGTTGCCAACGAGAAAGCAATGAGAGTAGGCAAGAGACTTCCTACATACGCAGAGTTCTGTAAGGGTGCTTATGGTTCTCCACAGGGCGAAGATGGCAATAATACCTATGCTTGGTCCGCAACTTCAAACACAGCAAGAGCAGCGTGTGGCAATGTTAAATACGCGGTTTCCGCTACCAATGTTCGCGACCTTGTTGGTAATGTATGGAAATGGCTTGATGAGCTTATTCACGATCCTACCGGTTCCTCTAGTAATTGGTACGATGTAATGAGCGGTCAGAAAGTCGGTCAGTTGTGGATGTACAGCAACACAGGTTTGCACGCGCTCGTTGGCGGTGGCTATTGGTACTTCGGGGTTCGCGACGGGTCGCGCACGGTGAATTGCAGCTTTTACCCGTGGTACGTGAACACGAACGTTGGCGTATGGTGCGTCTGTGACTCACTGTAAGCTGATGGGGACCGGCGAAAGCCGAGTCCCTTGCAGTTGAAAGGTTGGGTGTAATGGCATACAAAAGTAAATACGAAAACCCATCCACGGAGAAGATGGACTATATTCATACTGAGGCACATCAAATGGCTTACGATCTCTCGGTTTATCTCCATAAGAAAGTAAGGGATATGCCTCATTATGAAAAGTTCACTCTTCAAAAGGATATACGAGAAAGTATAGACGGAATCATGGATGAGATAGAAGCATACGAGAAATCAAAAACTATCAGCCATCTATATACAGCCGATAGATTGAAAGGAAAATTAGTACGAAAAATCCGATTGGCGCACGACCTGAGATATTCTGCTTTCAACGACAGGGTATATATGTACTGCGCAGAGCAGATAGGATATTTGGGAGCAAGAATCGGAGGGCTGATAAACAAAGCCCAAGAGGAAAAGAAGAAACAAAAATAAGCAAGCTATTTGGGGTAGCTGTTAATTCGCATCTTCGTCCCCGAGGTTTGCACGCGCTCATTGGCGGTGGCAATTGGAACAACGGGGTTCACGACGGGTCGCGCACGGTAAAATACGGAAATAATGTATTCAATGCGAAGTTATTTCCGCTGCCGACCATATCAGAGCCGTTATAAATGATATGGATAATTGTGGGGAATAAACCTGGGAAGCGGTTTGCAACCGCAATCAGAGAGTGAAGTATAGGCCCAAAAATCTATACAACCGCAACGAATAGGGAATGAACCTTGTACTGAGATGTACAAGAATATAATTTCCCCAAGAGGCCCCACTGTCGAACGGCATTGCTGCAAAAGCAATGGCAAAAAGTTATTCTGAACTGCATTGTAATGATGTAGAAGTGAGAATAAAGAGTCTCACGATAACACGATTGGAATTGCAACAATTACCCGTGGAACGTGAACACGAACATTGGCGTTTGGTGCGTCTGTGACTATTTAGAAACGTTTAGATTGGTGGAGCTACGGCTTGCCAACAAGGATTATTTGATAATCATTATTAAATAGTCAGATGGCTATCCCGTCCCGTGACAATCGGGCAAACTTAAAACAGCGGAGCCAAATAGTAGCGAAAGCGAAGGAAGTGTGGCGTAAGCAAAATTTATGAAAAGATTATCAGGTCTTATGAAAAGAATCTGTACTGTCAAAAATGCGTTGCTTGCCTACAGAAAAGCCAAGAAATGCAAAAGGTACAGACCGGAGGTACTTGCTTTTGAAGCAGAGAGAGAAACCAACATCCAAAGGGCAATCCGGGAACTGAAAACTTTGTCATATACACCTGGGAAATACAAAGTATTCAAAGTGTGGGAACCAAAAGAACGGATAATTATGGCTTTGCCGTTCTTCGACAGGGTTATCCAACACATGATTGTCAATTTGATAGAGCCGATATTTGAGCGCAGATTTATTTACCATTCATACGCTTGCAGAAAGGGGAAAGGTGCTCACAGAGCCAGCAAACAGTTGACAAAGTGGCTATACAAATTGGAAGTAGTGGACGGAAAATCTGTGTATGTATTGAAAGCAGACATACACCACTACTTTCAATCAATAGACCACGAGATTCTTAAAAAAGAAATAAGAAATTACATAAAAGACAAGGACCTACTTGTTATCCTTGACCGGATTATAAGCCACAATGGCATATTCCCGGATGGTGTTGGCATCCCGGTAGGAAACCTCACAAGTCAGCTATTTGCCAATGTATATCTCCATAGACTCGATGTATTTGTTAAGCATGAGCTTCATGCAGAATACTACATGAGATATATGGATGATTTTCTTATAATTTCAGATGATTTGGAACAGTTAAAACGTTGGCAGAAAGAGATAGAGGCATTTTTACGGGAGAATCTAAACCTAGAGCTTAATCCAAAAACAACTATTGTCTATGCAAAGAACGGAGTCGACTTCGTTGGATATAGACATTGGAACTCAACAAAGAAAGTTCGCAAAGCCGCAATGCGGCGCATGAAACGACTTATGAAGAATTTTGCAGAGGGAACTATTACAGAAGAATACTTCGACAAATCCTTTATAAGCAGAATAGGCTCCATGCAACACGCCGATACCTACAATTTGGTAAAAAGTTTTACCGAACAAGCAAAGGAGTTGAAAGAAAGTCATGCATAAATGTAGTTACGAAATAATTGATAGGCTCTGTGAAGCAACAACACAACTGCTTGAAATAATCCGAAAGCAAGAGGAAATCATTGAGCAGTACAACATATCGGAGGCGGTTCACAAAGAATTGTCCGAGATGAGAAACAGTGCAGACGAAAAGATGGATTTATTAGAGTATGATTTAAGAGCGTACAGACAGGAGCGTGGAGAATGATTGAATTTATCTTAAAATATTGGATTGAATTTCTTTTTGGAGTAATAATCAGCGGCATGGGAATAATCGGCAAAATACTTTACGGACAATACCTGAAAAACAAAGCCATCGGAAAGGGCGTAGAAGCTCTTTTAAGGAACGGAATTGTCCAGACATACAATAAGTGGTCTGAGAAAGGTTACTGCCCTATATACGCCCGTGAGAACGCTATAAGAATGTATGAACCATACCATACGTTGGGTGGAAACGATGTAGCAACAGATCTGATTGAGGATTTGAAAAAATTACCTACAGAACCACCTAAGAAGAGAGAGGGGTGCAAAGAATGATTATTGGCATTGTTGCCGGATTTATTATTGGATTTATTGTGGCCTGCATTACAATTTATATTCTGCAGGAAAGAAACCGCAAACGCCGCAAAGAAAAAAAGAAGAGAGTTACCTTGAATACATACGCAAAGGTGGCTACAACAGCGGTATTGGCACATGGAATGATACTCACGACCCTTTCCTACATACTATCGTGGAGAGGCATGGATCCCGTAGTAGATGTATCAAGCACAATCGTGAGAGAGATTGTTGCTCCATTGGTTGTGTACCTTGGAACCAATACAATTATGAATATATTTGAAAAGAACAAACTCAGTTTTTCAGTACCCATTAACAGTACCGTTATTGGAAAAGACGGCACAGCATACAAAGCCTCTGACGATGAGGCTGTAGGATAGGAGGTCTATTATGACAATGGAATTTTTAATCATCGCATTATTTGTAGTATCAATACTTACAAATCTTACTGTAGAGGGAATCAAGAAGCTCCTTGATAAGAAATCTGTTAACTATTCATCAAATGTAATGGCAGCAGTTACTTCCGTAGTTATTTCGGTGGCATTATCAGCCGGTTATCTGATTTATACAGAAACCATGCTCAATGCAAAGATTGGAGTTGAACTTATAGCCCTTGCGTATCTGAGTTTCTTGGTTGCCACGAATGGTTATGATAAAGTTATCCAGGCAATCAAACAAATAAAGCAAATTGGAAAATAATAAAAGATGAAAGAGCCATGAGCCGGATGCAGTGAATGTGTCCGGCTCTTTTGTTATTCGGGAGGTGGATATTCATGGCTTTAGTCGGAAATACGATACAGGAAAGGATTTGGAATTTCCTAAAAGGAAAGGGATTGACCGATATTGCCACTGCCGGTGTAATGGGAAACATTCAGGCAGAGAGCGGTTTTAATCCCAAGAACTTGCAGAACTCCTACAACAAAAAACTCGGAATCACTGATGAAGAGTATGTAAATAGAGTCGATAGTGGAGAAATCACAAGAGAACAATTCAAGTCAAGTGCTCATGGTGGATTTGGACTCTGCCAATGGACCTATCATACCAGAAAAGCCGGACTGTATGACTATGCCAAGAAGCAAAATGCATCAATAGGAAACGAAGAGATGCAGTTGGGGTTCTTATGGGTTGAACTGAGCGGGGGTTACAAGGGAGTATTGAACGCTATCAATACAGCAAAAACAGTCAAGGAAGCCTCGGACATTATCATAACGAAGTATGAAAGGCCGGCAGACCAGAGCAATACTGCCAAGAACACCAGAGCCAAATACAGTCAGGAACATTTTGATAAGTACAGCAAGAAACAGGAGGATAAGAATATGGCATATGAAAGACAGAAAGTAGTTGACCTTGTTAAAAGTTGGGAGGGAAAGAAAGAATCTGATGGCTCTTATAAGTCTATCATTGACATTTACAATAGCACCGCTCCTTTCCCAAGAAGTACAAAGATGCAATACAGTTGGGCTTGGTGCGCTTGCACATGGTCCGCAATAGCCAAAAAGTTAGGGTATGTTCCAATCATGCCGATTGAGATTAGCTGCTATTATCTGATTGAAGCGGCAAAGAAGATGGGGGTATGGGTAGAAAACGATGCCTATGTTCCGAAGCCGGGAGATGCCATTCTCTACGATTGGCAAGACAATGGGGTTGGAGATAATACCGGTACGCCGGATCACGTTGGAACGGTAATTGAGGTATATGAATCAGCCGGATATATGGTAGTCATGGAGGGAAACTACAGCAATTCAGTTAAGAGAAGAACAATTTCCCTCAATGGAAAATTTATTCGTGGTTTCATTACCCCTAAATACACCAATAACACAGTGTCAGCACCTAAACAGGAATCAGGAAAGAGCATTGATGTAATTGCAAGAGAAGTTATCTCAGGCAAGTGGGGGAACGGACCGGCTCGAAAGACAGCCTTAACTAATGCCGGGTATGATTACGACACTGTTCAAAACAGAGTAACCGAGATTTTGAATGGTGGCGCAGTTAAGCCTACAAATCCGGTACAGAATCAGTCGCAGCCTATTACCAAGAAAGTAACCGCTACCTGTGCAGCTAAGAAGAAAGATGCGAAACTTGCAGGAACATATAAAACCACACACGACCTCTATATGAGAAATGATGCCGGAAAGAATATGAAAGCACTTGTTCTCATTCCTAAAGGCACAGAGGTACAGATGTACGGTTACTACAATGTATCGAATGGCGTAAAATGGTATTATATCCAGGTAACGATTGACGGAGTGCAGTACACCGGTTTCAGTTCAAGCGAATATTTACAAAGGGCATAATCTGTTGTAGGATGATATAAGACAAAGAAAGACTTCGTTGGTAATATGCCTATAATATACAAACCACGGCAGAAAGCCCGTAAATACTGAATCCTTGTGCTACTGCTATGTTAGCTCAGGGTGTGTGCTAAGAGATAAATACGAACCCCGGAACTACGATGTTTCGGGGTTTTTATTATGCGTATTTTTATGGAAAGTGTTCGTTGGTTTGAGTAGATTTTTGATAGTAATATACGGGCAATATACTCGTAATATACACACAATATACAAGTGAAAATTTATAATATACGCATAATATACACGATTTTTAAGCATAAATATACAGAAAAGGGAGGCATAACCTCCCTTAAATCTTGTTGACCTCATCAATGAGCTGCTGTATTGATTTGTGAGTATAAGTTCCTTTTGTAACATCATTTCTCATACTATGCCCCATTATCAGTTTGATACATACATCATTGGCCCCAACATCATCCATAAGGGATGCAAAGGTATGTCTGCCATCGTGCGGTAGGTGCTTCATCCCGAGTTTGTTCATTACGGTATTAAAATTGGCACTCACATAAGAACCATAGGTGTAGTGGTTTCCATATTTGTTATTAACCAGAAATCTTTTGTTTGGGTCATATCTGTTCTTTATGAGGGGGAGAATCTTATCCGCAATAGGGATGGTTCTATCTGTTCCGGCTTCGGTTTTCATTCCACCAATCATATACTGTTCGTCCAGATGCACATTATCCGTTGTTATTTCCAAGAGTTCTGTAGGACGCAGACCGGTATAGATGGTTATTAGAATAAGATCCACATTATTTATTACATATAGTTTCGACCACAGGGTTGCAATTTCCTCATCGGTATATCTGCTGTGAATTTGTTCCTCCGGATCTACCCATGAGTACACAAAGAACTTTGACAAATCCTTTTCGATGTAGTTATTCATCAAAGCGTACTTATATAGATTATTAAGAACAGTACGAATATTGGAAACAGTTGAGTTTGATTTGCAAGTCCATTTGTTGATGCACTCCTGGACCTCATCGGTACGCAGAGCATTAAATTTTTTATGGTGCAAATCTGATAGATGATTGAACGCAATCTCATAGTTTCTCCATGTGGACGAAGAGATTTTATCAGGTAAAGCCTTGCGGTAGTTCTTCCATTTACCATACATCTCGGCAAAGGTAGGGGTTTCCGCATATCTGATATGTTCTGCAACCACATCCGCATTATTCAATTCTGATAAAAAGGCGTAAGCGTGTTCTTGCTTGGCAAAGTATTCGATATACTTGAACGTCTGCCTATAAGCTATCGAATATTCATACCCCTCTTCTTGCATCAGATTATCCGCAAATTCACACACAGAATCAGAAGATATAGCAGCCCACACTTGCTGTCTATATTTCCATTTGAAATTAAGTCTCGTAAGCTCTCGCCGGATATTGCCCGGTGGATCTTTTGGAGCGTCAATTTCCACAAATTCTGCTATTTCAGAAGTGCGGACAGCATAAGGCTTACGCCGCTTGCCTCGCAGTTTAATTACACTGCCATAACCATTCGGTAGACGCATAATATCATCCTCCTTTTCATAAAAATGGGCGTAAAAATGCCCGGTATATTGTGTTTCTACCGGGAAGATGATATAATGTAAGGTGTTCAGTCAAACATTATCGGACTTTCCGGTATGTTTATAGAGACCGTCTCTGTTGGTAGCAGAGGCGGTTTTCTATTATTAGTATTTCTGCCGGTTCTCAACGACTTTACCAATGATTTTAACAGGCTTATTCACTATTTCCTCGTTAGAATAGAAGAGTGCTTCATAGGTCTGGTTAAACGGGATAAGTCTTATTCCACTTGGAAATCTTGCTAACTTTTTGCAAGTGGCACTATCTCCGTTAACCAACACAATAACAAGATCCCCTGTCTCCGCATAATCCTGCTTGCGGACAATAACTACATCCCCATCGCAAATACGAGGTTCCATGGAATCTCCTTTTATTTTCAGAGCAAAGAAATCTCCTGTATGTGCAAGTTCTTCTGATATTTCCTCATAATCTATCACATCCTCAATGGCTTCAATCGGTATTCCGGCTGCCACATTACCGAGTACCGGTATGCGGATAGCTTTCTTTGCCATCTTAACCTGTTCTGACCTTGAATCCACTTTGGAATCATCGTCAAGTTGAGAGAATAATTCATCAAATGTCATAAACATTCCGTTTGCGGCTTTCTTTATTGTTTCTATAGACGGAACCGGTGGTTCGCCGGTTTTAGGATTGAGGTTGTTTTCCAACTGAGATATGTAACCCTTGCTTATTCGACTTGCTCGGGAAAAATCGTCCATACTCATGCGGTTTTCATCTCTATAAGCCTTTATAATCTGCCCTAATGTCATAAGAAAACCCTCCTTTCAATGTTTAGTCCATTATACATCGAAGAAACACAAATGTCAATTTATTTGTATTTTCCGCTTGACATTCTTTGTTTAGTTGGCTATACTCTAATTGTTCAGTCAAACAAACATCGGACAAAAGAAAGGAGGCACAGTAATGGCGTATCGAATCAGAGAACTCAGAGAAAAAAAGAAACTTACCCAAGAGCAGTTGGCTCAGAAATCTGGTGTAAGCAGATCTACCATAATTCAGCTCGAAAATAACGATGAGCATGAGGCGATGGTTGGTACTCTGAAATCACTGGCGGCGGCTTTGGAAGTCCCGGTCAGTAAACTTTTTACCCAGAATGTTTAGTCAAGCAAACAGAAAAGGATAATTCACTACGAACTAAGACATAGTTAAACGAACAAATTGAGGTAAAAAGCAATGAACAATGAGAGAGTAACCCCAAAAAATGCAGCAAAAGAGTTGCAAATGGATGTGCTTACGCTCCGTGAGCTTATGAAAAGGGAAAAGTTGCCAATAGGATATGCCGTAAAGCGAGAGGGTAAGTCCAAGTGGGGATTTTACATATATCGCCACCTTTTAGATCAGGAAAAGGAAAGACTTGGTATAGGTTAAGCATCCGAAAAGGATTGTTTAATAGATATTTTTGAGGAAAGGAGATAACCATGAAAAAGGGTACAGTAAAGTGGTTTAATGCCGCAAAGGGATATGGATTTATTACCGGAGAGGACGGAACCGATGTATTTTGCCATTTCAGCGCATTGAATATGGACGGCTACAAAACTCTTATCGAGGGACAGGCTGTTGAATTTGATGTAGTAGATGGAACAAAAGGACCACAGGCAAGCAATGTCACAGTTATTCAGTAATGGAGCAGTTTCACACCATTCAATGAAAGGGAAACTATGAAACGCAAATTATCAATACTCCTTATTTCCGCTATGTTCTTCATTCCGGTAATAAGTACAAGTGCACAAACCAAAAGCACCCCCCCTCGTAGCGATATTGAGGCATATACCGTTGAAATCGGAGAAAAGTACAATATCTGCCCTGAATTGATACAGGCAATCATCGAGAGGGAAAGTAGTTACGACCCATACGCAAAAAATGGAAATTGTTTAGGACTTATGCAAGTCAGTAGTAGATGGCACTCTGACAGGATGGAAAAACTCGGAGTTAATGACTTATACGACCCGTATTCCAATATTCTTGTCGGAACTGACTATTTAGCAGAACTGTTTGACGAAGCAATCGAAAGTGGAAGAGGGGACGATTTGTACTATGTCCTAATGCGATACAATCTCAAAACCTCTACAGCGAATGAGCGTTGGGATGCAATGGACTACTCTGATTATGCCATTGAGGTATCTGAAAGAGCGGCTGAGTTGGAGAGAGAACACGGCAAATAGGTATGTATTGAGGAAAGGAATCACATGAAAATATCGAAAATACAGATTAAAAGTCTCTTCGGTATAAAAGAGTGGCAGGGAGATGGGAAGAATATCGAACTTGTCGGAGATAACGGAACAGGAAAAACCTCTGTTATTGACGCAATCAAATACGCTCTTACCAATGCATCTGACCGTGAGTATATCATCAAAAACGGAGAGACTGAGGGCGAGATTTACATAGAGATGGATAACGGTCTCTCTATCGACAGAAAAGCACGAACAGCCATGACAGATTACAAATCCGTCAAGCAGAACGGCAATGTCGTTCCAAGCCCGGAATCATTCTTGAAAACTATATTCACTCCGTTGCAGCTTTCCCCTATGGAGTTCATTTCCATGGATAAGAAAACACAGAACGCAACCATTCTGGATATGATTCAGTACGATTGGAACCTTGACACAATCAAAGGATGGTTCGGCGAGATTCCAAGGGATGTGAACTATGAGCAGAATATCTTAGCTGTCTTGAATGACATTCAGGCAGAAAACGGTTATTACTTCATGCACAGGCAGGATGTGAACCGCGATATTAGGGCAAAGAAAGCTGTCATAGCTGATATAGGCAGCTCATTACCTATCGACTATGACGGTGCGAAATGGGAGCAGGAGAATCTTTCGGAACTCTACACAGAGATTGAGAAAATCCGTAAGAATAACGAAACCATCGAAAAGGCAAAACGCCTTAGAGACAGTCACGATGGTAAAATCCGTTCATTCCAGGCGGATAAGGAAGTGAAACTTGCGGCACTCGACAGAGAAATGGCTTCACAGGAAAAGTCAATCGAAAGCGAGTTGGCGAAGCTCAAAGAACAGATCAAACATCTGGAAGAAAAGAAAGCCGGGCTTACTGATGTAAAGGCAGATAAGACAAAGGTTATCGAGTCCGAATATGAGGCATCGGTTTCCAAGTATGAAGCAGAACAGGCCTCATACGCAGAATACGCAGATATGGAAACCACACCTATTGACGATCTCATGGCAAGAGCCAATGAAACAGAGAAGATGAAAGGGCACATCAATGAATGGCGCAGAATGTTAGCCATCCAGAAAGAGGTTGAAGAATTACAGAGCGAGTCCAATAGTCTCACAGAGAAAATTGAACTTGCAAGAACTCTTCCAGGAACAATTCTCGAAACAGCAGAGATACCTATTGAGGGTCTTACTGTGAAGGATGGAATACCTCTTATCAATGGATTGCCGGTTAGTAATCTGTCGGAGGGAGAGAAGTTAGACCTTTGCATTGATGTGGCAATTCAGAATCCATCCGGCTTACAGATTATCCTCATTGATGGTACTGAGAAACTGTCAGAGGAAAACCGCACGCGACTTTATGAGAAGTGCAAGAAGAAAGGGTTGCAGTTTATCGCAACCAGAACCACAAGCAACAACGAATTAACAGTCATTGAACTTTAGGAGGAAACATTATGGCAGGCAAAGATTCAGAATTTGACAAACTTATGAAAGCAATTCTTCTGAAAAGCGTATTAGAGAGCAAGGATATGGAAATCCATCCATTTACTTGTGAAGTTTCAGTAACGCCGACAGGTATTAACTATGGAAGTTCTGCAAACAAGGCGTTTTTAGAAGATATTGACGGAGGGATGGAATGGTTAGAGGAAACAAACGACCGCATCAAAGACATTATGTGCGAACAGACAACAAAACTTTCCAAACTTCTCGACAATAAGTATGGTTTCAAATTCACTAAGGTTGAACCGGACAATGCCAACCCTTTAGAAGATATTCTTCGCAGAATCTTCGGGGGGGGCAGAACGATAACAACTAACATCAATACGCTGCCTGCCATGAGTTTCTGTGGTAGGCAGACGCTAAAAATATAAAGGAGGCAATTAACAATGGCAACAAGCGACAAAAATTACTTAATGGCGGTCTACAACGGACTTGACAGTTCGCTTACTAAACAGGTAGCCGCACTTCCCAAGGAATTTAACAAGCAGAGATTCCTGCAGAACTGCATGACAGTATTACAGGACGGACAGGCAGACTTCTCAAAATGCGATGCATCCACCGTAGTCAGAACCCTTATGAAAGGTTCTTATCTCGGTCTCGATTTCTTCAACGGAGAGTGTTACGCAATTCCTTATGGCAATAACTGTCAGTTCCAGACGGACTACAAAGGCGAAATCAAACTCGCCAAGAGATATTCCAAGAACCCTATCAAAGACATTTATGCCAAGATTGTACGCGAGGGCGATGAGTTCATCGAAACAATCGTGGATGGTGCTCAGTCGGTCACATTCAGACCAAAATCATTCAACAACGGAAAGATTATTGGTGCTTTCGCAGTAGTTTACTACAAAGACGGATCTATGATTTACGACACCATGAGTGTTGAAGAAATCGAACATACAAGACAGTCATTCTCCAAGGCGGCAAATTCAAAGGCGTGGAAAGAAAGCTACGGAGAAATGTGCAAAAAGACAGTTCTTCGCCGTCTCTGTAAATTGGTAGACCTTGACTTTGATACCGCGGAACAGTGCCAGGCGTTTGAAGATGGTTCTGCATTTGAAGTAAAAGAACCGCCAAAGGAAAAATATCAGGCAAGAGACATTTATCAGTCAAACGATCAGAGCGTTCATAACGGAGATGAGGGTTCTGATGGTGTGATTGATGGTTCGTTCAAGGAAATAAATGAGTAACCTCATTGCACTTACCTCGGAGAATTACTATTCAAAAGAAGCCAATATGCAGTATGTGTCGGTCTCTCAATATAAAGACTTCAATGGCACAACCGGAAAGATGGGATGCGAGGCTTATGCGATGGCAAAACTCCGAGGGGAAATTGAGGAAGTAGCCACAACTCCGTTATTGGTAGGCTCTTATGTAGATGCTTACTTTGAGGGCACACTTCCAACATTTTCCGCACAGCACCCGGAAATCTTTTCTTCCAGAGGCAAGACCGCCGGAGAATTAAAGTCTGATTTCAAACAGGCTTCAATAATGATTGACCGTGCGGAGAAAGACCCCGTGTTTATGCAGTACATGGACGGAGACAAACAGGTAATTATGACCGGAGAAATCGAGGGTGTTCCTGTGAAAATCAAGATTGATAGCACTGACGGTAGACGAATCACGGACTTAAAAACAGTAAGAAGTATCACGGAAACCTTTTATGCAAAGGACCTCGGGCAGAGACTTAATTTCTGTGAATGGTGGGGATATGACTTGCAGGCAGCAGTGTACAGAGAAATCTATCGACAGAACACAGGCGATTTACTTCCGTTTTATATCTGTGCTATCAGCAAGGATAAGACGGACAACATACCTCATCCGAGAATCAAGGTTATTGAAGTCCCACCTATGATAATGGACGAAAAGTTGTCGGAAGTAAAAAACAACATCGTGAAGATACAGCGCATCAAAGACGGAGATATGGAACCATTAAGATGCGAAGTATGCGACTACTGCGCCGACACAGAAGTTTTGGACGGTCCCGTATCAATGGATATGCTCATGGGAGAGATTTAATGAAAGATTCGATCATAATTGACATGAAGTATGCAGACTATGACATGATTAGCGGCGAGCCAAATGTCGAAAGGCATCATGTATTTGGCGGTCCAAATAGAAGTAAGGCAGATGAAGATGGGTTGTGGGTTCCTTTGACCTACGCCCATCATCAAGGAAATATGAGTGTGCATAACAACAAAGAAATGAAAGTGTTAATGCACATCATAGGGCAGCTTGCATACGAATTAAACGAAGTCTCTGCCGGGCTTACCAAAGAACAGGCAAGAGAGAAATTCCGCCGTAGATACGGCAAATCATTTTTATGATAGGAACTCATTGAGTGACTATAAAAATTATCCAACGGAAAGGAAGTGAAGAAAGTGGCAGAGAAACTTACATTGGCATCCATGTGTGCCGGAGGGGTTCAGGAGCGCATCGACAGAGCGTTGGCGAAAATTTCGGATAACATTCTGGACTTGAACACCGAAGCTAAGAAGAAAAGAACTCTCGACATTAAAATTGTTCTCACACCGTCAGAGGATGATAGAGAAGATGTTACTGTTGATGTTCATACTTCTATCAAGTTGGCTCCTGAGACCGCACTGAAAACACAGTTGTTCATCAGCAAAGATTTCAGAAGTGGTGTAACAACCCTCACGGAACACGCAAAAGGAGCCATCAAAGGGCAACTTACTCTCGATGATTGCGGTATGAGCATGAACCCGGAAAAGGATTCAGAACCTACGGCCGAAGAACTCGGCTGCGATCCTGAGACCGGAGAAGTGCTAGAGGAAGAAACTCCGAAAGGCCCAACAAAGGTAATCAGTATGAGAGAAGCAGCAAACGGTTAGGAGGATATTATGTGTACTAAAAGACCTATGGAATTAGCAGACACAGCAGAAATGATGATGAGCGAAGATTACAAGGAACGCTTTAGAGCCGAATACGGACAAGTTGCTATTCGCCATCAGAAATTAAAGGCAATGCTTGATAAGTGGGATAAGGGAGAACTTGAATTTACTCCCACTTGCCCGAGAAGTACCTACGATTTGCAGATTAAGGCTATGACCGATTACATGGCTGTTCTCGAAGCGAGAGCGGTTATGGAAAAAGTAATTTTGTAGGAGGATCACTCATGGATTTCGGAAAAGCATTGGAAGCCGTTAAGAACGGCAAGAAAATATTCCGTCTTGGATGGAATGGAAAGGGAATGTTCGTAGTGTATCAGAAAGGTTATCCTGACGGCATCCCTTGTAACTTACAGACAGCCAAAGCCTGGGGGTTGAATGAGGGAGACTTATTCAAATGCGACCCTTATTTGCAAATCAAAACCGCAGATGGTTCTCACGCAATGTGGACTCCATCAGTGGCAGATGTTCTTGCAGAGGATTGGCAGATTATTCAGTAGCAGGAGGAAGATATGTTAAAAGAAGCTATTGAGAAGATTCTTTCCTTAGATGCGCCTCATATCGAGACAGTCAACGGAAGAACTTACACAGACAAGAGCATGTCGATTATCGACAAAGAACTCAGAGCAAGTGGAATTACCATGAACAACCTGAGCAGCCTTGTTGATTTTATCAAGAAAAGTACATCTGACTTCAAGGATGGAAATTATATCGTTCAGGTCGTATCTCCTACGGAGGTACAGTTATTCTCTAGTTTAGACGCAGATCGAAAGAGAGAAACGCTTGCAACGGTTGTGGCGGAGATCCCGAAGTTCAATTTCGGTCAGTTCATCGAAAACGAAGAGTTTGTTATTGGTGTGCAGTCCAAGTTTTTGAGTGATGAAGCTGAGATTAACGACAAACCTATTATCTTGCAGTTCGCCGGTAATGTTAAGGCCGGTACAGTTGCGGAATATGGGGACACCGGTGTAGGTCAGAAAGCAGCAATTAAAAAGGGTGTTGCATCTCTGCAGGAAGTAGAAGTTCCTAGCCCTTGCCGATTGATGCCGTTTAGAACCTTTACAGAAGTAGCACAACCTATGAGCAGCTTTATATTCAGAGTAAAGGACAATGATCGTTATGGTGTAACCTGTGCCTTATTTGAGGCAGATGGCGGTGCGTGGAAGAACGAGGCAAAAGCCAACATAAAAGCGTACCTTGAAAAAGAACTCGATGATGTATCAAACATCTTTGTGATTTCTTAATAAACGCAACCCGTAAATATGTTTTGCAAACCTCCTAAGATTGGTCTCTGATGGAAAAATGTATCACGAAAGCCGCAGAATATACAAACGGATTGCCTCCTTTGAGAAATTGATTAGTTGAATGGTATAAAATCGAAAGAATCTTTTGTTAAACGACCCAGGAGCCGTCAATGCGGCGGCTCCATATTTGACAGAAAGGAGGATATGGGATGCACAAGGTTGTTATCAAAGGCAATTACTACGGAAGAACTCGTACATTCCCAGATTTGAACGATTACCTCCACGAATGTGCAAGACACCCTCAGATGGGTGCAAAGATGAAGAGAGACTATCAATTCATAGCTTGTAATGCCATTAGAACGCAGTTACCAAGGCTTGCCATAGCAAATCCCATAATTATTCATTATCACTTCTACGAGCCGGATAAACAGCGTGACAAGGGTAATATATTCTCGTTTGCCGACAAAGTTTTTCAGGATGCCTTGCAGAAATGCGGAGTGATAAAAAATGATGGGTGGAGTGAGATCGAAAACTTTACGCATGATTTTTATGTGGATAGGAAGAACCCAAGGATTGAGATTTACCTTGAAGAGATAGAGAAAGGAGTATTCGATGGCTGAGAAAAAGTATTTTTGGCTCAAATTACCTCGGAACTTCTTTGACAAGCACTACATAAAGGCATTGCGCCGGAAGAAACACGATGATTTCCCGGAAGTATTTGGGAATATGCTTGTACTTTTTTATATATGGATGCTTGCAGAGTCGATAGACCATGATGGACGGCTGAGATATTCGGAAAACAAACCGTATGACGCTGAAATTTTATCCGATGTGTCGGGCTTTCCGTTACATTTTGTTACACTTGCGTTACCGATTTTTACAGAATTGGAATTAGTGGTTACAGAAAGTGACGGAACACTGTTTTTGCCAAAATCATTGAAGATGATTGGGTCAGAATCGGCTTCGGCACAAAGGGTAAGAGAATACCGAGAAAGGGAAAAAGACAAAGCGAAAAAGCCTGAAAGCACGGAAAACACTGAAAGTAACAATGGTGTAACAGAATGTAACGCAGATGTTCAAAAACGTAACACAGAGAAAGAGTTAGAGAAAGAGATAGAGAAAGATAATAATAAAGATATTGTCGAGCAGAACTCGACCATCCCTTACAAAGAGATTATCGACTATCTT